ACACGATACACAAAAAAGTTTATTCATGGCTAATTTTATTAATTTAATTGGTTTTTTTCAATTTTATCTACTAAATAGCTGATAATCTTATCTCTCATAACATCATCCTTCGTAAAATGTAGATGATGTATCCCATGACTTCTACTTTCTTCATCATCGAAGACCTTGCAAAATTTTTCAAACCCAGTGGACCTAATATCACTCTGCATTGTGTCTCCACATATAAATAATGTAGAGTTTGCACTAATTCTGGTAATTACAGTTGTAAGTTCTTTTATTGTCATGTTTTGGGCTTCATCAACGATAACGACCTTGTTTCTCCATGTGGCCCCACGTATAAAGTTAATCGGGGCCGCATCTACCGCATTCCGTTGTTGTATTTGTTGTTTTTCATGTGGACTTAAAAGCTCATCCAGCTTATCTTCTAAAGGACCAATATATGGATTAAATTTATCATCCATACTCCCCTTCAGAAAACCCAACCCCTTCTCCGCACTCTCAGCTAAACTCCTCAGATAGAGAATCTTAAGCAGATTGTCCTGATTATGTTTATATATGGCCGTATACACTGAAATAAATGTCTTTGCCGTCCCTGCTGGCCCACTAATAAATACTACCCTCGTCTCGGGGTTCCTCATGATCTTATGAAATTGACTTTGTTTCTCTGTAAGTTCTATATGCCCCAACAAAAAAGAGTTTTTATATTTATATGACATGTATGTTCTTTTTTACACGAATAACTGAATGGATGGTTACTTGTTTATAGAATTCACCACCCCCCCGCGCTGTGAGCGTCAAGTCATTTCTCAAAAATTCTCAGAAAACCCACCCCCTATCTACCCCATAAAAAAACAAAATAAAAGCATCTTTTCCCTTGCATTTCTTTTGGATCTGTGCTATACTACTCGCATGACAGAAATTAATACTTCCCTAGTCTCCGATCTAACATTCATTGAAATCACTGATACTCTTCGGCCTCATCAGTGGGCTGATTGGTATGTCGAATTTTCCTATAAGGGAAAAGAATACGAAGGTTCCCTTGGGGCTGGAGTTCACAACGCTGAAGATTTTCACCACGATGTCATCGAAGATATCGAAGAAAAATAATTCATTTAATAGCAAAAAAAACTTGCATCACTTAAAAAAATAAAGTAGAATACACGCATGACAGAAACAACTACAACTCCCAAGACTGACCAAGATAAATTCTTTCAAGAGCGCAATGCGGCAACCGCTATGCGTGATGACCTTTGCTTCCTCGTAGGATGGACTAAAGCTGACAATCCAGAGATCGCTAAAAGACTTGAAGAGATTCTAGAAAACCACGACAAGAACAGAGTCGGCTGGTAATTCACCCACACCCAAACCCAAACACTAACAAAAACAAAATTATGAACCATCGTTTAAACTACCTCAAATACTTCGTCTCTATCGTAGCAATCACTCACCTTGCCGTGCTTACCGTCTTCGGCTTGTTAGCTTACTTCGTTGGCTTGCCTCAAGCCATTGATAACATCGGTGGATGGTATGAGACCAAAGCAAGCGGAGATGTATACTATCATGCCTATAACTTCCTGCACTTCATGGCTCTCACTTACCTTCCTGCTATGGTGCTTGCCCCTTGCATCACTGCAATCGACTGGATCAATGACGCACCCGCAAGACGCAAGCTCAAGCGCACACCTAACACAATCACAGGAAAAGAATTAGTTGATATAAAACTCTAAAATAATCCTTGCAATAATCTCAAACTACACTATACTACCATCATGACCGTTAAGAAACCAGCATTCATCTACTCCGTAATTGTTAAAGCTCTCAAAGAATCTCGCTTGAGACGCGACATGGCTAACGTAGAAGAGCCAGCCATTGACAAATATACCGCTGCTATCATCACTGATATGTGCAGTGAGGCAGTAGCTGACGATAGTGACATTAAAAACTTTCGAGGAACGTGCGAAAGGATACTCGAAACAATCTTGCGCCTACGCAGAGAATCAATGCCAATGATCTCTCCAACTTGTCGCCATAGGCTCGTCAAGGAGGGTCTCATGGTCAAGGACGAACACCTGAGTGTCAATGACATGAATGAAAAAATCTCGGTAGGGTAACCTGCCACTGTCATGGAGCCTCGTCACCCAAGGGTGGCGGGGCTTTTTCTTGTAAAAAAACAAATAAAAAGCTTGACAGCGTAACTCACTGATACTCAACGAGTTACGAGCGGCGGCCTGTCCCCGCCTCGTAACTCCTTGATAACCAACGACTTACAAGGGTGTCAAGTAAAAGACAATAAAAAAAAATAAAAATAATGGTAAAAAAAGCTTTTCTTTTAGTCTTTAATATGATATACTTCTGCCATGACAGAAACCAAAGAAGCTAGGGAGCAGAGAATCCATGATTGGGCCACTGGCTCTATGCAGTTAGAGTTTGACGGCGAGAACTACTTTAAGCTTAACCCGTGGAGAGAAATTAGGGTTGATGGCAAGAAAGTCCCAAATCCAGACTATGCCAAGAAAATGATCATCTCCCGTGATAAGATAGACGCAGACATGGAGTTTGCTTTCAAAAGCTTTGCTCAGTATGGGTGTGACTAAAAAAAATAAAATAATAGCAGAAAAAGCTTGTTTTAAATTCATTTTTAATCTAAACTACCGACATGGAAACAAAAACACCCCGCAGTTACCACGAAAGAGTCCAAGCAGCCCGCAAATCAATGTGGATGAGAGAGAATGAGCGTCTTGCTAATCCTCCCAAGGTAATAGACTGGACAGCAACCGTTGAGGCTGGCAAAGTAGTCTATAAAAAAACAAAATAAAACCTTGCTTCTCCCCCCAAAATCATTTATACTTCCCCCAGTAAAAAAGCTCTATAGTCTAACAAGTAAGACATTCTCCAAGGCCGCTCGGTATACCGAAGCCACCGCAACCCAAATGGTTCGGGGAGAAAGATAAAGGTGCAAGTCCTTTTAGAGCCGCCAATTTCCCAAAAAAAATAAAAAAAAAGTGCGTTTAGGGGTTGACCCCATCGCATTTTCTGATATACTTCCCACATGACAGCGACAGAAGAAGCACTAGCAGCAATGAAGAAGACCGAAGAAGCATGGAGTGAATTGGCCAAAAGAACCGTTGCGGTTTCTGGTCAGTTCCAGAAAGAATGCCAAGAGTTCCAGAAAGAACAGCGGGAATGGTTCCTTGGAAATGTGCCTGATCAGCCGAAGCAAGACCCTAGGTTTCTCCCTTAAAAAAACAAAATAAAAGTTTGCGTTTATCACGAATCTAGCCTATACTTACAGAGTAATGAAAATCAGAAAAGAGAGCGAAACCCCATTTTACGTCATCATCACCAAATCCAAGGCGGGCAAAGAGTTTGCTTGGGGTGGAAGCAACAACCTCAAAAAGACTGAGCGCATCTTGCTCAATCCTCTCGCTTTTCCCGAGGGAAAATACAAGCGTGTTGAGAAGTTCGCCAACCGTGCAGCAGCGTATGACTCGCAGTGGAAGGAAGGTCTGGAGATCGCTTGCGGTCGCCTCAACTGGAGGCCACTAGTAAACGGTTAAAAAACCTTTTTTTCTCTTGCGCTAACTCCAATAATAAAGTAAATTCTAATCATGACAGAACAACAACAAATCGAACACCTCAAAGATCAAATCTTCAAACTTCAAATGGTGATGAAGGGAGTTTCGGGGATCGCAGCAGCAAGGTCTTCATTCAAAGAGACTTCTGCCTTTAACAAGCAGACCTTCAAAAGAATCGAGAGCCAACTTGATGAAGCAGTCAATGAAATAAAAATGCGCCCTTAGAATCGGGTAGCAAGGGTTTCGACGGGACGCAAGTCTCGGATGGGGGTTCGACTCCCCCGCTATCCACCAAAAAAAAGTAAAAAAATCTTGACACAGTAGCGTGTCGCTGTCATAGCAAAAAGTCTCGTAACTCCTTGACGTTCAGGGAGTTACGAGCGGCGGCCCCTCCGTGCCTCGTAACTCATTGATTCTCAATGACTTACGACAACTTACAGAATATGCAGTGTAATAGCCTGTCAATCAAAATATTTGGCTATTTGATATTTGTTGTTCTAACCTGTAACCTAAGACAAAAAAAAAGATAAAAAAACATTTGCACTCCTGCTATCTTCTGGTAGATTTCTCTCATGACAGTTCAAAATCCTATTGGCCAACTCGCCCCGATGACAGAATCCGACCTGCGCGACATGCTCGCTGACGGGCCTCGCTGCGGGAACTGGAACCCCACGCCCGATGAGGTGCAGGAGGTTCTCGCTGAGATCCATGCTGATCTCGGGGATCGCGATCCTCGCTGGTCTTCAGATTCTGAATAAGCAACAGAGACAAGACTCTCTTCAAGGCTCCCGAAAGGGAGCTTTTTTTTGTGCTTTTATGTAAAAAAAAGATTGCTAAAAGCAAATTATCTGTTACACTACTCTCATGTTTACGTTCAGTTACTACATCGTCGCCAGCACAGGAGTTTACACAGGAGTCGCCATGTCGCGCTCTCCTAAGAAGGCTTCCGAAGCGGCCTCGCGGATCGCTTGGAAAAATCTTTCCGAGGGGGATGCCAAGGCTAACTACTGTTCGGGCATCTCCGTGGAGGGGTGGACGGCGTGGCGGGGTCATAAAAAAATCGCGGAATACATGGACATCTAACTCCTTGATAATCAGGGAGTTACGAGCGGGGGCGGGCCGCGCCTCGTAACCCATTGATATTCAACGAGTTACGACTGAAAAAAAAGTTAATTTAAATGCAGAAATCGCTTGCATATCTGGTGATATTTGGTAAACTATTTGCATAGAAGCTATTTAACCTATGCTTCTCTAACCTACAACAAAACAAACTATGTTCGGAAAAAAATTCAAATTCAGCAAAAAACCTCTTGCACTCACTCAAAATCCTGTTATACTTATCCCAATGCAAACAAACACCATTAACACCAATCCCATCCTTCCTACTAACCCTGTTCAACTTGCTTCTGCTCTTACTGGTAAGACAGTTTACTACACGAACAAAAAAGATTCTTCGGTTACTTCCGACAGAGAGCGGGTTTTTAAGGTTGAGTCCGTAGAGGACATCTCGATCTCTCAATCAACGGGCGATCAATATGTGAATGTAAAAATCGTTGACCCCCAAGATGGTGGCAAGGAGAAATACAGAAACCTCATTGTAGATAGAATTTCGACTGTTGTGTAGGTGTGTAAACGCATGAGGGGTGGTAGGTGTGTGTGTGTCTTATGTTACCTGCCGCCCCTCTCTACAACAAAAAAAAACTTTACAAACAACAAACAATAGAATAAATTAGCATCATGCCTAAATCATCAGAAACACTTCGTATCGAAGTAAAAACACAGGAACAAGCCGCCATTCTTAACTATGCACTTGGCTTGGTTCATCAGCACCTTGCAAGCCGTCTTGAAGAGGTAGAAGATAATAAACTTGATACCTTCTTGGACAATGTTAAGTGGACACGCAAACATGCGAAGTCTCTTACTGACAAATTTTCTCTTAATGAGTTACAGAATTCTTAGGAGTTGGGCCACAGAGCAATCATGGTTCACTCCGAAGAACAGGTGGTAACAGTGACCAACTCTTAATTGACTGGCACTCGTCAACAAGCCGACCCTCTCCTGCTTTTTCAGCGAAGTCTAATTAGTGGGAGAGAAAACTATAGGAACAACCCTCCTCTCGCTCTTCTAGGCAGCGGGAGGGGGGAACCACTTTCTTGCTAGATGGGGTAAGTCCCGTCCTCCTTCGTCACTGGGGGGCGGGGCTTTTCTTTGGGAGTGTAGCTCAATGGTTAGAGCAAACGACTCATAATCGTTTGGTTGCGGGTTCGAGTCCCGCCGCTCCCACCATAACTCATTGATACTCAAGCGGTTACGAGGGACGGGCGGCCCCGCGCTCGTAACTCGTTGATACTCAACGACTTACGAAAGAAAAAGAAGCACACTTTTCTAGGTCTGTCAAGCAGAAAAAAAATAAAAGAAAAAGCTAAAAAAGGGTTGCATCAAATCAAATATGTGGTAAAATTCTCGCATGTTGATACTAGCTAAAAACAAAGTCGAGTCCGAGCAGTTGGCCAACGTCCCAACTCCTGCCGCTACGGACACTCACACACCAATCGGTCACGCACTTCTTGCGGATCGCACCCGCAACGTCATTGCAAAGGCTGGTCTTGAGATCACTCAAGAGGAACACGCAATTGCGCGTGGTGGTCTCCGCTACTTCGGCGGCTTCGCCCTCAAGGGTGAGGCCATCGACGGAGATGACCGCAAGCTTGTGCTTGGTCTCCGCAACGCACACGACAAGTCCTTCGCGGCTTCCGTGTGCATCGGCAACCAGATGATGGTCTGCGAAAACCTTTGCTTCTCTTCAGATGTGAAGCTCGCTCGCCGTCACACCGTCAACATCCTTCGGGATCTGAACACGGTGCTTTCGTCTGCCGTCAGTCGCGTGACTTCGCACTGGGTTGACATGGGTAATCGGATTGCTTCCTACAAGGAGAGTGAAATCTCTAAGGAGGCGGCTTCCGACTTGGTTGTCGATCTCGCTGAGATGGGCGCGTTTCCTGCGCGTTCCGTCTACAAGGCGATTCAGGAGTTCCGCAACCCTCGCCATGAGGAGTTCAAAGGCGGGACGCTCTGGACGCTTTACAACGGCGTGACCGAGCATCTCAAGGGTGGTGACCTTACCAAGTTGCCACAGCGCACGATGACCACGCAGTCTGTCTTTGACAGGCTCGCGGGCCACAAGCCCAAGATCGTCGAGGCCGAAGAGATTGCCTTGCCCGCATAGCCCCGCCGCTACCATCACAGGCCCGCATTCCGAAAGGGGTGCGGGCTTTTGCTTGCAAAAATAAAATGTTTTTTTAGTTGACACGGGATTTAAGCCTCATAACTCGTTGATAGTCAATGAGTTACGAGCGGCGGGCCGCCCCCGCCTCGTAACTACTTGATACTCAAGGACTTACGACTGAATTTTAATTCATTTTTAATTTGACTCTCTTTTTTATTTAAGGTATATTCTAGCCATGACTAAGACATATAACATTTCTCGACGAGGATCACGGACAAACCCACATGACCTACCTTTTGATTTTGTATTTGAGTGGTTTAATGGAACATATGAAATAGGTATTGTCTGCTCATTACATGCAGCGATTGAGCTTGAAAAAGAATTTAAAAATTTCGGTTATAAAATCCGAGAGTTCGGCATAGACGATTGCCGATATAAAGATGAGAGCGTTTAATTTAAATTAATTTTAATTGACAAACTAAAAAACTCTGTTACATTACCCACATGGCAAAACTACTTAACTCAGGCAACGCTAAAACCCTCAAGGGGGAAAAGATTGGATTCCGCACGTTCGGACTCCATCTCTCCCCTGCTTCTAAATCAGGATTCAATGTCTGCCAATGGGCAAGCGCGGGTTGTCGCTCTGCTTGTTTAGATACTGCGGGTCGCGGTTGTATGTCAAACGTGCAAGCCTCTAGAATCGCAAAAACTCAAAGGTTCTTTAAGAATAACTTCGGCTTCATGTCTGACCTTAGAACGGAAATCCGCAAGGCAATAATCAGCGCAGGTAAAAAGCAAATGACTCCTTGCTTTCGACTTAACCTTACAAGCGATATTCCTTGGGAAAATATCCGCAAGGGTCAAACGGTAAACCCTCAACTAGTTCGCCCTCTTAATGTCATGGAAGAATTCCCAAATGTGAATTTCTATGATTATACTAAAGGGTTTACTAGAATGATGGATTGGCTATATCACAAAATGCCTAAAAACTATCACCTCACTTTTTCCCGCAGTGAAGAAACTAGTGATGACAGAATGAAAAAGATTCTTTCGTTAGGTGGCAACGTCGCTGTGGTTTTCCGTGGTTCACTTCCTAAA